GGGGGGCTTTCCTAAATCAAGTTGCCCGACAGGGCAATAAGATATATAACTAAATAAATATTAGATGGTTCTTTTATGTTGAGTACTCTCCTGTCCTCCGTAGGAGAATCATCTAATCTAATTAAGACAGGAGAAATTATGCTTAAACTTGATGGATATGAACTACCCGCACATATATCCTATTCAGCATTTACAACTTATCTGACCTGCGGTTATCAGTATTACCTAGGAAGATTACTGAAATTAGAAGAAGAGCCATCTGTGTGGTCTGCTGGTGGCAGAGCATTTCACTACGCTGCTGAATTGTGGGATAGTGAAAATGGGTAATGCTTATTGGGATGTTGCTTGGCTTAAAGAAACAAAAGATTTAGATTTAAGCAAGGCTCGTATAGCGGGCCGTTCTACTAAAGCAAATCCAGATAGAGAAGATGCTGTCTGGTGGGACGAACAGGGTTCTAAGTGGGTAGATAACTACATCACTTGGCGCAAAAATAATAAAGACTGGAAAATCTGGACTACCCCCCAAGGTGTTCGGGCTATTGAGTTGGAGTTAAATCCCATCATCGCTGACGTACAGGTGAAGATGTTTATTGATAGGATTTTTGAGGTTAACGGACAACTTGTGATTGTCGACCTTAAAACATCCTCTCGCAAACCAGTATCTGATTTACAGTTAGGCTTTTATAAAGTCGGTGTAGAAGAGATGCTTGGTGTTAAAGTCAATCTAGGTAATTACTGGATGTCTCGTGAGTCAGGGACAGGGGAAATGGTTGACCTTAGTAGATATACCTTAGACACACTTGAATACTTTGTGTCGGGCTTTGATAAGGCTCGTAAGGCTGGTATATTTCTACCGAACCTACAATCGTGCAGTTACTGTGGACTTACAGAACACTGCCAATTCACGAAGGAAAAATAAATGGCAACTGAAGAATGGAAGTTACAGGTCTCTTATAAAACTCCAAGCGGAGACTTAATTAATATACGTGCTAAGACAACCGAAGAATTATCAGTGATGCTTGAGGGTGTGAGTGATTACTCTACTCAAATAGCAGCAACTGGAAAGTTAATTCAAGGTGCTTACACTGTCGCCCCTTTGGCGACCACTGGTTCAACAGCAGGCACAACGCAAATGCCTACCTCAACAACCGCCCCGCAATCGGCTCCATCCGCTACGGCAGGTCTATCAACACCGACTTGTATACACGGAGCAAGAGTTCATCGCAGTGGAATAGCCAAAACAACGGGGAAACCATACGCATTTTGGGCTTGTCCAACCCCGCAGGGGACACCAGACCAGTGCAAACCAGCAAACTAGTTCAACAAGAACTAGAATAAGAATTGGTAGAGGGGTAGTAGCAAGGGGAAGATATTATCCCTCTTCCAACTTAAGACAGGAAACTAATGAGAACGCTTGTTCGTAGCGTAGGCAGAAAAGATATCGGTGGCGAACCATTACCCTCTGTATTTAAAACATTTGAAAGCAATAAGATTATATTCCGTAGAGCAGAAGTATCTATGCTTGCAGGAACTCCTGGAGTAGGTAAATCAACCCTTGCCCTAGCCTTAGCATTAAATATGAAAGTGCCTAGCCTATACATATCTGCTGACACTAATGCTCACACTATGGCTATGCGATTAGCCTCAATGATTTCAGGTAAGAATCAAACTGATGTAGAAGAGTTAATGAATGTAGACCAAGGTTGGACTCGTGCTGTATTAGCAAAGGGTTCTCATATTGTATGGTCATTTGAATCTAGTCCCACCCTTCAAGACATAGATGAAGAAGTCCAAGCCTTTGAAGAACTATGGGGTTGCCCTCCCGTAGCAATCTTTGTAGACAACCTTATGGACATAGCAACAGACGGAGGCGAAGAGTTCGCATCTATGAGGGCTATTATGAAGGAGTTAAAATACCTTGCTCGTGCTACTAACGCCGCTGTTATTATTTTGCACCATACTTCTGAGGCTGTACTTGGCACTCCTTGCCAACCTCGCTCGGCTCTTCAGGGTAAAGTGGCACAACTTCCTGCTCTTATCTGCACTCTTGGAGTTGTTGGCACTTCTATGGCTGTTGCCCCTGTAAAGAATAGATATGGGCGTGCCGATGCCAACGCTAACCTCAATTGTTGGCTATCATTTAACCCTGAGTTTATGTTTATGTCAGACATACCAGAGAATGGTGGATAAGTAATGAAGATTGAATTTACGGGACGTGCTAAGAATTATAGTTTTTGGGATTCTTTTAAGCAAATGTTTTATATAGGTTTCTATGGATGGGATGAAGCAGATTTAGGATTTACTATTATTTTATTTTCCTATGAATTCAATTGGTTAATTTATAAAAACAAAGAAAGTTTTTCTGAGTATAAACAAATGGGATATGATTATGATGCTAGACATCTAAGATGGCAGTATGATAATAGCGTTGAGTAAAGATGAGGTTAGAGTATGCACTATGCTTGCCCTAGAAAGATGGCTTGCAAAATTTGGTTCTATAGATAAACCTAATTATGCTCAAGGTAAAGTAGACGGAAAACTAGAACACGAATTATTATCTAATGTAAGAGCAAATGTATGTGAATGGGCAGTAGCCAAACAATACAATCAGTCTTGGAATGTTCCTTGGTATCCAAATGCCCTTCACCCCCAGCGTAAATCATTGGCTGATGTAGGTGCAAACTATGAGGTCAGGTCTATACGAACCCAAACCTCTGTGCCTTTCTGGAAAAAAGATATTAACAATTATATATTTGGAGCCAAGGTATTAGATACTGATTATTATTCTGAGGTTGAATTATACGGACACATCTCACCTAAGGACTATATGAGCGATGAATGGTATGATTCATACATTGAGGGCTGGCGAGTGCCAGTTGAATTGTTTAAGGAGTAGTTATGCTTAGGGAAGAAGAAGACGATATGACACAGGAGATTCGTCAACTTGTTATGTTTGAAACAAGGGCAGAGATGGATAAAGTTATCAACAAGATAGAAGAATTAAAGGTTGAAGTTAAAGATGAGTGGACTGATGGATTAAATATGGGATTAGATTTGGCTGTTAATATCTTGAAGAAAGATAAGAGTGCCGTCCCAGTCTCGCAAGCATAGGGGCTATCGTAGTCAAAAAGTAGTAGCCCAATACCTAGCGGTTAATGGATTTCCCTACGCAGAATCTACTGGCGCAGGTCGCAGTGGCACAGATATAACTGGGTGTGTTGGTATAGATTGGGAGGTCAAGGCACGCACTGGCTTTAATCCCTCTAGTGCAGTCAAACAATTAAAAGATAGAGCCAAGTCTAAGATTCTTGGTTTAGTTTGCTTAAGACTTAACGGACAGGGTGAAGAGAAAGTCAAGGATTGGGTAGTAGTCTTAAGACTAGAAGATGCAGTTAATCTTTTAAGAGAGGCAGGGTATGGTGAGAAGAGTTGATAATGACCTACCAAGTATTAGAGAAATTCTTTTACATTACGGAGCAACTCTACGACAAACTCACGGACAAGTTAACCTCAGGTGTCCCTTCCACTCTGACACACATCAATCTGGAACTGCAAATCTTGACAACAATATTTTCTTTTGCTTCGCCTGCGGAGTGCAAGGTAACAGTTTACAAATCATAAGCCAACAAGAAGGAGTAAATATACGTGAAGCAGAGCGCATCGCAGAAACAATTACTGGACAAAGCAGCAACACGTTACGCGGAAAAAATTTATCTGGCGGAAGATTACCTAAGAAGCAGAGGCATCCCGTTGGAAGTGGCACGTCTGGCGCAATTAGGCGTAGTCGCGGAGCCTGAGATTGGACACGAAGCGTTCCACGGAAGACTATCCATACCGTATATTACCAAGACTGGTGCAGTCGATTTGCGTTTTCGCAGTCTTAATCCTGCTGTGGAACCTAAATATATGGGTATGACTGGTGCTGATACCAAGATGTATAACGTATTAGATATAGACAAAGCAAACGATTACATAGGAGTGTGCGAAGGTGAACTTGATACTATTACTCTCTCTGCTTGTGTTGGTATCCCTTGTATCGGCGTTCCTGGGGCTAACAGTTGGAAGAAACATTACACTCGTTTACTCGCGGACTTTGAAAGAGTATTTGTCTTTGCCGACGGCGACCAACCAGGCACGGAGTTCGCACGCTCACTGGCTAGGGAACTCCCCGTCACTATTGTGCAACTGCCAGAAGGAGAAGATGTCAACTCAGCCTACGTTAAATTTGGAGCAGGATATATAAGGGAGAAGGCTGGGCTTGAGTGAAGGAACCAATTGACCCAGAATACAACCGTTGCCACGATTGTGGGGAAGAGTTTGATAATTCATTTGATTTAATAGACCATACTATGGGTGATGATGATGAGTTTGACCCTTACTTAATTTTACCGAATGGATATAGATTGATGTTAGGTTCTTTACTTAAGTTTATTTATGATGAGGCTAGCGACACGGAACAAATAAGACATATAGCACAATCTACCTATGTTACACTTTTTGCAGCCGAAAACGGATACGACCTGATTGATGTTTTAATTGAGGATATGATAGTCAAATCTTCATTACAAAATTTTGATGAGTCGCTTCAGCAGTTACTATCTGAAAGCGATAAAGAGAATGGGGAGTGAAGAAGTATGGCAGATTATAACCCACTTGGAAAAACAAGGTTTCCATATAACATCGACAAAGATACAGGACAATCAATTGATACTACAAATTACAGTGCACCTGCTCTCGACCCCAAGTTTGCAATAGCGGTTAGCGAAACCTTTGATGAACTCAAAGAATTACTCATCAAGAAACATCTTGATTACGGCCCGAAGAATATCTCCGACTCACCAGGTGGACCTCTTAATGGACTACGAGTGCGTATGCACGACAAACTTGCTCGCATTAATAACCTTACCGACAAAGGCACAACACCACAATACGAGTCGCTTGAAGACTCCTTTAAAGATATGGCAAACTACTCAATCATAGCCCTTCTTGTCTTAAGACATAAGTGGGATACTGAATGAAGGAACAAGAGTTATTTGATTGGTTAAAGGTTGGACACTATTCTGATTTAGAAAAATCTTCTAATGAATATGATGGCTTTGATTGCACAAGTAATCACTTTAAAATGTTTATTGAACTTAAGTCTAGGCTTACCCACTACGATACTCTTTTATTAGAAAGAAAGAAGTTTGATTTTTTGGTTGTAACCGCAGAAGTTCTAGGCTATCAGCCTTGGTATATAAACTCTACACCCCTTGGTGTGTGGGCTTTCCCTCTTAACTCAGTAATTAAAAATTTAGAATGGGTTGATAAGTGGCTACCTGCTACCACTGAATTCCAAAACAAATCAAAGACAACCAAGTTAGTTACATTTCTTCCATTAGAATTGGGCATAAAACTGACGTGATTGAATGGGATAGAATAAAAACTTGGGACTATGTGGTGGACTCTGTTGCCTCTGAGTATCAACTTAAATTTAAGATTGACATACAAGATATAAA